CCCCGACCCCGACCACGACCGCGACTCCGACCACGACATCGACATCGACCACGACCTTGACCTCGACATCGACCCCGACCTCGACCCCGACCTCGACATCGACCCCACTGTGGAGCCAGAGTAACGAATATGTTCAGGTAGTTTAATCATAAATCGGGGCCGATCCAACGTTCAAATAGCAAAAAGAGAGTCTAGTCGTCCCGCTTTGTGCGGACCCTGGGTGTATGACTTCCAAGGCGTCGCGATTGTTGGGAGCCGGACGCGCTCAACGACTAGACCCATAATCGTGCATCTGTTACACGTAGTATCATTGCCCCCCGTTACAGCTCCCACAGCGGCACTCGTCGGGATGAGAACCGCCGTTTGTGAAATTGTAGTGCGGGCGATCATAGTAGCCGACATCTCGAAGAAATCGATCTCTGTCCGCTTCTGGATCGCTCCACAGATCCCTTCCGCGACGGCTGCTCCCACTCGAACGGATATTATCCAGAGATTGTTTCATCTCGCGGATGGTCTGTTTTTCTCGCGCCCTGTCGTGTTTCTGTGCTTCTTCGAGTACCAATTTATTGAATCGTCTGAACGCAGATTTTCGACCGGCAATATCCGTCGCCTTGACCCAATGCGCGGTGATGCCATCCTCCGATCCGCCAAGGGCGTGTTGGTCTATTTGTACAGGATAAACAACAACGCGACGTCCGTAGGCTATCCCCGAAAAAAGTTCATCGGTCCAACGCAAATCGTCCAACTCGATCCCAGTCTCCTCTAAAACCTCTCGGACTAGCGCCTGCTTTGCGGTTTCTCCAGGCTCTATTTTGCCTCCAGGGAGAGCAATTAATTTTGATCCGCGTCGCGTGACCACAACAATTTCATCCGAGATGTCTTCATCCGATTCGTGGGACATCCACGCAAATACGGACTGGGCATTCTTGTGCCACCTGTCTCGAATTTGTTTCAGCTCTCCGGCAATTGTCGCAACGACGCCTCTATTGGAAAGCCCGTTATTTATCTCGATGTCTCCCCTCTTTGCGGTGACTTCTTCGATAGAAAAATCTGGCATTCTTGAAAGCCGGTCCGGCATACCGTCACTACCATTCCAAAACCTACCCCTGGTTACGCGATTTATAGACGCGCGCCACTGGGGATGTTTCACGTGGAATGCGGCAAGTTCTTTTTCGTAGGAATTATCGCTCATCCCTCGATCTCCACATCCGGCTCATGTTCTATTAAATCTGCGTAATCCAGTGCGAACTTCTTCCACTCGTGAACCCCGCCGCCCTTCCAGTGATTGTTCCGGTGTTGTACAAAACGAATGTGTTGCTTGTCGCCGCACCCATCGGTATCCCAAGAAAAAAGCGAATGAACAGCCTCAGCTTCGTAGGCTCTGATGTGAGCCGCGGTCTCTTTATTGGTCATACTTCGATTTCCTTCTAGTTCACTGTCGCTCATACCTTCACCAGTCCTATTTTTGTCCATTCAGGACCGTATCGGAATCCAGACGATTTAGATTCCCCCCGAAGTTCGCGAATTGTCGATACATTAACTATCCTTAACATAACTTACGGACCTATCTTCAGAACAAATACTTTGTGCTTGAATTGAGTCGGCGTAAGCCGCCCAAACCCGCGTTCAGTCCACCCGACGGGGATAGGACCGCCCCATCCGTTTTTCATGGCTTGGGTCCTTGACGGAAAGAATCCGGATGCTACGGCGACGTCCTCCCAGGTTGAAAATTCATCGAGTCGCTCTGCATCTTCGTCGCCAAAAAACAACTGGATGTCGTGGATAGTTGCCGGACCTATCACGAAGTTTTCTGGGGGCTGTTCTTTCATTGGTCCAACATATTTCTCGCGTGGATTGTGTTGGCCAAGACTTGCTTGTATCGCTTGATCTGGTCGTCGAGCGCCTTCTTGCTGCTCACGTAGGGAGTTCCGTGAGACGTCATCACGCAGTAGGTGCCGCCCTTTTTGTTTTGCATGATCCATGCCTTGTTGTCTGATTCCCAGCCGTTGTACCACACCTCGAAGGTGTAGATAACTCGATCAGATGGGTCCAGCTTTTTCATACGACCACATTTGTAGTTTCGACGTAGCTTTTGAACCCTACGTCATGCTTGCTGGACGACACACTCGAAATACGCCGAGAATGTCCGATACCGGATACAAAATCTGTTGAGAGAATTATTGTGGATCCCCGGATCATCTTTTCGTGGCACGGAAGAGTACTTGGGCACGAAACAAGAGGAAACTCGAACGCCTTACGAACGTAAAATTGTAGCGGATTTAGCAGACGCATCTATCATCCTCTACGTGCGTAGATTTTCTTTCGCCGCTCGGGAAAATTCAAGTCTTCGGCAGCGACGCCTCGTTGGCGCGCCAATTCTCTCAGGGCATTCCGTCTCCACTTATACAGCATGCGATGCTTCTTTGCTTTTCGCCCCTTTCGGAACACCGCATAACATTCCTCTACCGTTAGGAATACTTCGTAGCCCAGTTGTATGGCATGCCCGATGGGCTCGTCGACCTTGTCAAACTGACTAACTATTTCTGACAGCAATTTTAGCTGTGGGACAACAGCAAACTCTGGATCTTCGCCGTGGCTCCATTTGACAAACTTGTGCGCGTAGTGCGCTACGACGCCATTTTCCAGGTAGATGCTCTCCCACGCCCTTTCCTCGCTATTTTTGACGTAGCGGAGGTTTTGTATCCCGATAACACGAACATCCACAGCGAAATCGTGGTGAAAAAACGGCCAATGCAATTTCAGGCCGAGATCCCCGGATTCGAGAACTGTTGGAAGATCGGGATTAGTTGTTTTATACATCTTTTTTACACAAATCGGGTATGGTAGCCGTTAAGCCAACTTTTGAAGGTGTTGCTGCAAACACTCGAAATTTTCTGTGGGCTACCCGACAGCGATACGATGGCAGGATGCACAGGTTTTGTGAAGTGTCCTGTTTTCCCGCATGGGAACGTGATACCGCGAAAGAAAAAGGGATATTCGAACGCGGCTGTCGTGTAAAAATATGCCGGGTTTAGCAACTTCACACGATACCCCTTACAGACTCACACCAGCTTTTGGAAGTCGGTCCTATCGTGTCGCTGCACACACTGGACAGTCTTAGCCCACGCCCTAGAAAGGACACAAAACAGTAAGCGAGACTTCTGCCATTCAGACGGGTGCCCCCACAACAGGGAAGCGGCGATCGACCATACTTGGGGGGATTCTCGAACGTCGGTCTTATGTAAAACTGAATTGGATTGAGGAGTTTCATGTGTGATTGCCTGCGCCCGCTTCACACCAACTTTTAAAAGTTGGTAAGCTGCCACAAAGGCTCGAATCGATGTTCTTGTATCTGGACGATGACACATAAGAGGCTATATCTGTTGTATAGAAACGAAATTCGTTCCCGTGGCAGGGAAGTGCCTGTGATATGCGTAAGCGCGGATGTTCGAACGCCGACCGGACGTAGAATTGTAACGGGTTCAACAGCAGGAGTTGTTATTTTCGTCTTGACAGTGAGTTACACCAGCTCTTGTAAATTGCTCCCGCTTTTGCCCTACAACACCCAGAAATTTCGTAAGACTTAATTTCTGATGCTGCGGCCATGAAATTGTATGCCCAACAAGCGGATCTACCGCTTGGGAACACGCCGAAAAGACCGAATCTATCCTCAAAAGCACCTCGGTGATAAAACTGAACGGGGTTGAGCAGTTTCATGCTAAAAGTAATACCTTCCGGACGAGCAGGTAGAGAGATCATTGCGAGAAATAATCCAACTAGGCCATCTATTCCTTCCTTTCACGCCGAGAAGTTTTGACACCACAAGATGCCAACAGCAGCTTTCGTTTGCAGCAGGAGTGTGATGGTAATGATCATATGATTTGTTCTTGGGGGGAGCTGCACCAACTCTTGTACGTGTTTCCGACTTTACTGGCACAAACACTGCCGATTCTGTATCCATACACGCTTTTTGAGGTACTAGATAAAGACCCTGTATTCCCGCACGGAAATTTGGTAAGTCTGGCTCGCGCGCCTATGCCCATAAGGTATGTCGGATCCTCGAAAGCGAGTCGTAAGTAGAAGTAAACAGGAGGAAGTTTCACAGGAGTCTGTTTCGCTCCAACTTGTCGAAGAGATCTCTTTCAGCATCTTCCCTAGAAACGCCATTTTTCTCCGCCAAATAGTCTGCCGCAATACGGATACATTTTGCCGCTTGGTGTGGTTTGATGCCACGGGCCGATTTAGATTCCCAATGAGAAATGGTGCATTGGGTAGTGCCCATGCACATCGCCATGTTTATTTGGTTGAGATCCAAAATCCTCTTTCTTATGAATAGAAAATCGACTGAGGATAGAATCTTCCCAGGTCCCGATTTTGTAAGAGCCAATTTTATGGCATCTTCTCTGGATTTAAGGATGGTTTGAAGTTGGGTGATGACGTCGGGGTCCAGACCGAGTTGGTCTTGGCGGTACAGTATCGCATCCAATATGTCCAGAATGGTTTTTTCGGACGACGTTCCGGTTTCGGAACGTTTGATGGACATCGGGGTGACCAACAGCAGCTCTGCTAGGGTTGCTTGGGACATCCTATTAGCCATCCGAATGTGTTGGACAAGATTACCAAGATCTTTTTTATCGTTCATATGTAACTTTCTTCGTAAATAGTTATCTAACAACTTTCTGTCGAACACATGGAATAATTTTGCTAGAAATGAATGAACATGTCAATAGTATAAAAAACAAGATTGGTGAGTCGTAGCCGTCGTATATCTATAACATGGATATTCGTTTTTGTTGGCCCCACGTGGAAATAAAAAAAACTGGGAAACCAAACACTAGACTCTTTATACTCTATATAACTCTTATTCTTATTTATAAGAGAAAGAGAAAGATGTAGTAGTAGTAGGAGAGGCGTATATCTATAGCCGGGTTATAATCAGAATTTCCCAGCAAAGTAGAAAAACCGCCGCGAATGTTGGAGGGTGGCCTCAAAGGTGGATGTGTTAAAAGACGGTTGGCGGTTGGCCGTAGGTATGCCGCTAGAATCGCAGGGAAGCCCCAGGACGCGAAAAAACAGCGGATGCGAGGGGGAGGAGAACCTCATCGGCTGAAAATCGTTCCTGGGGCTTCCTAGCGCGTTTTTTGAGCTTTGCTTATTAGGCTAGTTCCAGGTTCGGTGGACTTCCGCGATATGTTCAACTCCGTCGTAATCCGCGATGTAAAATTTCACGTCGTCTGGTATTTCGACAATGCGTAGCCGCGCATAATTTCCGTCAGCTTGTACGCCCAGATGTTTTACAGCATCTACGAGGTCGCGATCGTCCCGCGGGATGATGGAAAGGTCGTGCCAGAGGGTGCCGCCTTCATCCGCATTCCACATCTTCACGTTGGCCAGATGCTGGATAGCTTCTGGGCACCCTCGATCGGCCATCCGCGTGACAGCCTCTTTACTTAAGCCAAATCCGCCAAAACAGGTGTTTATTACGATTTTCATGCTCCCAAGCTCCTTCCTTCGTGCTCCCGTGCCGTGCTCCAATGCTCCCACTATGCTCCCGTGCTCCCGGAGCATGCTCCCGCATGCTCCCGGTGCTCCCGCCTTATTTTATCTGTGCTCCCACGTGCTCCGCGGGATGCTCCCGATGCTCCCGGAGCATCTTATAGGCTCTATAGAATGCTCCCGAGATGCTCCCGTGCTCCCGCGATGTTACCATGCTCCAAAGCTACAATGACTCACGGGATTTTGGCAGTCTAATAGGCCGTGTAGGACTCGAACCTACAACCTCCTGCGTGTAGGGCAGGCGCTCTAGCCGATTGAGCTAATGGCCCAAACGATACGGAGGAGCGACGACCGTTTCTTCGCAAAAGGATGCTACAACTTCCAACCTCATTTATTCTCCTTATAAAATTCACGCTCTTCTATTTCTGCGATAATCTCAGCCTTGTACAGTCCTTCTACGTACTGGAAGTCCTCCTTGCCCACCACCAGGTCAACGAAGTAATTGACTTTTGGATCAATGGTAATGAACGGTGGATGATCATCACCTCGCCGAAAAGCATGAACTAACTTCCGGAGTTGCTCGGTCGTCATAATGATTTCCATGTTCATCCTCCAATTAGGTTTGAAGATGTGGGGATAAATCCCTTGGCGAACCGCGAGGTCAGCCTTCCAGTGTCTAACTGCGGGTTTCCCATCGAAGAACCCGGCCGGTTTCTGTCGCGGCTAACTGGCCATCGCTTAACCGAACAAACGTTCTGTCGATGACCTTGACAGAACGCCCACAGATTCTTTATCGCCCCCGGATCGTCCGAATTTCCGTCGCGATGGCCTCGCGGTCCCCGAATGCTCGGGCCAGTGTTTGCATGCGGTGGATGTCCTGCAAGCGCGCCGCAAGCGAGATGTGCATCGCATACCAGCATCCCGGTCTCGCGACGAACAGATTAGCGGCTTCGTTCTGGGCGGATGCCCAGTGCGCCGCCTTGGCTAGTGCGATCACGTTTTCGAACATCTCTCCTCCTCCTTACAAAAGGGACAGACGATCCACGAATCGTCGTCGACTTGAACCCACATTTTGTCGCCGCAACACGCGCACTTTGGATGCATCATCTGAGCGGCACCGATGCCCTATTCGGGTACGGACATCCACTCGGGGAGCGGTTCCCCCCGAACGAATTCGCACAGTACATCAGCAGCGAATGCCTTGGTAGCGGCATCCACCGTATCAACCAGCGTGCTAGCCGACGTGGCGCGATCGCGCCAATACGTAGCTACATCAGCGAATCTTTGCGCATGCGACATCGTTTTCTCCAACTACCGGCTCCGGGGGCCTCTACGGCCCAAGTAGGCTTTACGTGCCGCCCTCTCGCGGTCGCGGAGCGTTTGGTCGCGCTCCGCCTTGGTCCGCCAAATCAACTCAATCTGGCGATCCTTGTCGCGGGCGATCTTAGCCCGCGCGATGGCATTCTCCCCCGCCTTGGCGGGGTCCGCGTGGATATGTCCCGCGCCCGCGAAGGCGGATTTGGATATCCGCTCGATGGCCTCAATAGGGCCCTGGGCCACGGTCTCGACTACCGTGGTTTGCTGTCCGGGCGGGCCGGACCCTTTTGCTGTGAGATAAACCCCCGGCTCTATTTCGCGCCCATGCTGGGCAGCATCTGCCGCAGCAAGGGTAATCAAGGTGGCTGTCTCGATTATTTTCATTCGGCCACCTGTTCGTCCCAGAAGTCGCGGATAGCATCCGCGACGATGTTGTTTGTTTGCTCCACTGGGAGCGAAACCTTAACTTTTTTCATCTCTACACTCCGATGCGGATGATTCCGCTTGGTGGGCGCAGCAAGATTTGAACTTGCACTCCGTGTTACCGGAACGGGATTTTGAATCCCGCGCGTATGCCGTTTCGCCACACGCCCAAGTGATGTAGGGACCGCCTGATTCAGGCGGTCCCTCGGCAATTAGCGAGATTGCCTTTCGACATCTAATGTATGTCGCGGGTTTACCATCAAATAACCCGACCGTGCTTTGTATCACGGTTGACTGGCCATCTGTTTATTGCGGACGGATATCCAGCCGATGGCCTTGGCCGGATACCAGAGAAGATTGCCCGCTAGTAATGCCGCCCGAATCTTAGTGATCCGGGCTTGGCTCTAACAGTAGACCAGGCTAGCGGGCGAAGGTGTCCATCGGAATGATGGAACTATCCCTTCCTTGTTGGCCTACCTAGATAGAATCCGGCGGCGTATGTAGTTGTGTGTGACATTACACATCACATTACGTATCACATTACATACCACATCGCCGCCGGAACGGAATACAAACGCGAACGCATATCAAATGCGCTCACGGCGTACTCCTCTTATGGTCGGCCGACCGGGAATCGAACCCGATTAACCTAGACTGTAGAAGCTATCATTCCTACAATCCCGGCCGAGGCGGCACGGGCAATCCGTTGCCCGTGCCTGTTGGATAGCATCGTCGCCGCTATCCTGGCATCCTAAGAACGCGCAATTAGAACCAGATTCCATAACGAGCATCTGGCGCGCGTCTTCGGATGTTGTTCCTTCTCCGCGATGCGCATCGCGGACCGGCCTTCTCTTTCGAGGCCGCGCGGAAACGGTTCGCTAAAGCTGCGCCCGCTCATCCGCTAATTCCAACTTCTCTAGTTCATAGAAGCTAGGCCGAGAAGTCGGTTAGACTGCCTAGCAGCGGCCAATTTATACCGCGCCATCCTGGCCAGGCGCTACATAAACAGCATTGTTGTTTTCCTGCCGTTAGGGTGTATGGATTACTGCTGGCCCATCGCATCGGAATTGAACCGATGATTTTGCCAGGCCCTCCCGGATATCCGGGCCAGGCCCTCGATGGGTTGTCGGGATTGATCGACGGATATCCGCCTAAGCCCCTTGGTTTGTTGCCCGTGCGGGGCGGTGGGCTTGCGGATATCGGGTGGATCGCCTTGGTAGACTCCCGCCAGGATGCCTAGTCGATCATCGACTAGACACCTTGGCGGAAGCCTTCTAGGATATTCCGTCCCAAATTTCCGGGACTGGAGCTGGACTGGGCCGAACGGGCGCTACCATGCCCGTACCATCCCGAAACTCTAAATAGGCCCTCAATAGGGCCCTCACATGATCCCGCAACACGGGATCATCTGCCGCTTCCAGGGCGGCAGACAGGAAGTTTTGGAAGGAATTGAACATATTCACGCCCGTGATTTCACGGAGTTGAATATGGTCAACGCCGAACAGCCCGGCTTAGCCGAGCTGTTACGCGACGCAAGGAAAACTTGCGCTAGCGCCGTACTTTGCAAACTTGCATAGAAAGCGCATCCTCCGCCATAGCTATGTCGTTGTCAAACTCTCTTATTGCCAACCGCATCGAGGCAATAAGGTGAACACCGCTTATTTCCCCACGTAAGAGTTTATCGTTCGCGTCCGTTATCCTTGTAACGGCGGCGAGGATTGCGACCTTACGGTCTTGCTCGTTCTGTTCGATCGCCTGTATGTTCAAGACTACTCCAATTCTGCGGCAATTTTGCCGCCGTCCAGGTTTACTTGACGCGCCCAACCTGCCTTATCTGGTAGTCGCAACGTAGCGGCTACCTTCTCATTTCCAGCATCTATCTGTAGCGTTTTGAACCGTTCTGCTACACCTAGCAATGCGTCACGTTGCCAAGGTGTCTGTATGTAGACCGTTACTTCGTTCGCCAAGTACGGGGCGGCACGAAGCGATCCCGCCGTTTCGTCGCGGATCGGCAGTTTGCACGGGACCATATCCTTTTGGACGGTCCCGACAACAAAATCGTACCCGTTGTGGCTTGACCTAACCGGAGTAGCCTTTTCCAAGTACGGACGTTGTGCCGTATCCAGGGCCTTCCCCAACTCTGTCCAGAAGGCGAATTGGGCAGTTTGTCGCGTTTTCTTACTCCAGATTAGGCGATACTGGCTGGAACACACAATAGCTTTGGGCATATGCCGCATGACGTTATCCTTGTTCGCGTGCCGCCCGTCCTATGCTGGACGGGCGGCACGTTTCCGCTTGGTTACTACGTGAGCGTATACCCGTTCACCTCCGCGGAGAAGCCGAGCCTCAGAGCGTTTCCCAAAGCCAGGGAGGTTTCGTCTTCCGTTTTGGCCTTGAAAGCATTGACGACGGCCTGCGGGGAAATCTGCCCCTTGGGACGGACGGACTTCCCTTCAACCGTGATTTCCGGAGCACGGAAACGCCGCTTCGCGGACGGATCGTTCAAAGCCGCCAGGAACAACCTGATAGATCCGGACGGTCCCGTGATATCCAGGGTGGGGAGCGTAGCAGGCAATTTTTCGTTTTTCTTAGTTTCCATTTTACAATCCTTGTCCACAAGCATTCGCTTGTGAACGGGTTATGTTCGCACCTTTCGATTCCCGCCGCACTATGCGACGGGACAAGTCTTTATGCGCCATGGACTTGCGCCGTTTGGCGCTAGTTCCGGTGACGACCGTGAACACCTTGCCATTAGCATAGGTGTAGGTGTACACGGACATTGATAGCCTTTCCGCCCGACAAGGGCAGACACCATACAAAAGGGTATGGTGACCCTGGCTTACTGCCAGCGGCAAAGGAAAACATAGCACGGGCCGTGCCGAAAATAAGGTGTTGTTGTGTAAGGGTTTATAAATGGCGCTTTTCGCCAAGTAGGTAGAATTTACCTACGTGAAACGTAAAGCTTTGTAGAATAAAGGGATAGGTTGTAAAGGTGAACTAGCGGTGTATTACACCATACTCACTTGTGAATAGGTGGAGGGGGGATTATTCGCTTTCACTTGTGATACACTAGCCGGCGCACTGTTAGACTGGCTCACAACCCATCCAATTTTCCTTCAACCCCCAAGTAGAGCCTATTAGGCTATTCCCTTCCAACAAACCCGTGTTATACTCCAACTCATGTGGATCATCTCTTTCCAACATGCCCGTAAACTTCCAGTCTTCCTAGAGACAGACGACGACTTAAACCCACTCTCTTACTCACAGGCAAAGGCTCGTTACATCCACTACGAAAAGAACAAGATAACTCTCGATTCCAACTTCGTTCTCAAAGAGCGTATGCACTGTGCCAATGAACACGCAGCTGTTATATTACGAGCAGCGTGGAATATCACCCCACCCAAACAACCGTTAGCAGATATTGAATGACAAAAGAATCTGACGAGAGAATTGCGAAATTACAGCAACAGATATCCTATCTGAAAGCCGATATCATCGCGATCAAAGAGGGCAAACTAGACATCGATCTGATGTCTGAACCCGAGTGGGCAGATGTAGAGAATGCTGACCTACTAGCTGTCAAATTAGCAACCGGAGACACCCCCGAACAAATCGCTAAAGATTGTGGTTGGCGCAGACAAACTCTTTATGACGCCCTAGCCGTTCTCGCAAAGCGAGCAAACGACATGATCCAGATCGACGGTCACACAGCCTTGACCCAATTTTCTGGAGCTGTCCAGAATAAGATGCTGGCGTTACGAAAGATCCAACGAAATTACGAGTCAGGCCAGCACGAGTCCATCTCGATGACTGAAACTTACGCACTCCAGTCTTTGGATATCAACAACCCCCAGCCGATCGACCCAGATAAACCTACGTCTCGCGTAGTCAAGAAAGACTCGCCATCGCACAACGGTGTCTCAACATCGGAGTATCTCAAGTCGATTCAGCAAGAAGCGGATCTTGTTGCGAAGTATATTGAGGTTGGACAAAAGCTCGGAGTCATACAGCAGGTCAGAGACCGCGAAGATCAAAAGCCGATAAATGCTACACAGGTTAACATCGAGATCGTTATGGGAGACTTGATAAGAGAGGCTACGAGAAAGCAAGACACAGTGATTCTCAACAAGATAGCTAATGGGGCTATCGGACCAGACGAAGCTGCGAAGTGTTTGGATGACCTCAAGTCTAAGTGACGCTTTTCCAATTCCGCCAATCCAACCACTTTTGTGGAGTTATCAGGCGAAGCCGTTTGGTAAGTGCAACCGATGTGGAGTTTACACACAGGCTTTGCACTACCAGCTGTACCAGACGGGGATGTATACGTCCGAGTTTACAAACAACTCGATGTGCCAAGAATGTTTTTCAAGACAGCATTGGAACTTTCTATATAGCGGGCAACACCCGTTCCCATTGAAGCAACAACGAAGCAGCGCACCAGAACCGATCTACGTTGCATCGGCGCATCATCGGGGCGCCGCGTTAATTAGGTCTATTTTGTTCCAGGCTGGTATACCAACCCCAAGTCGAGACGCCATACGAGCGGAGCCATCGGGCATGTTTGGCGAGAACAGGTGGGCAACAGAGACTGGGTTACATATTGCCGCGTCCATTAGCAAACGACCTCGTGGGTTGGATGTTAGCGACGACATCTTGGGTTTGGTGTCTAAACACGCGGACATAGTGCATTCATTTGGTATGTCGTGTCGAGGCGTCGTCACATCGGTTATCGCGAGCACGAATATTTTCTACCTGGCCCACGCACTGACGGACTATGGTAAGGTGATCGTCACGTCCCATACGCGGCCTGACTTGCTCGACCCAAAGTCTTTTGCAGACGCAGTAGAACAATATACGAATGCCCTGCCGGTTACAGCGCACAAATCGGGGAACCTGTTCGTTGTCGATTACAGAGAGTTAGTGGAATTTCCAGACGAACAGTTGAAACAATTGAGCCAATTCTTGCGCATGCCGATGCCGCACCACACCAGCACTTACATCGACAAAAATTTGTTGTAGTTGATGCGAAGCTAGAAACGAAAGACGTGCTACAATATCGGCGTAGAAAGAACGATGACACCGACGCAGACCTAGTATGAAACAATCCCCACGCGAACTCGCACAAGCACTTGCTCTAGCCCCCGACGCAGAGACTCGCGGTCGGTTGTTGGAGTCAGCTAATCGGAGGTTCTATTTGCCGAGTCCAACGGAGTTCTTTACTTCTCCAGCATACGGCAACATGAGAAATCTGTATCCCAACGTATTGCGGTTAGTGGAATTGATCTTGTCGCCACCTGTGCACGAGTATTACGTCGAGATCGGGAAGGGCGGCGGAAAAAGCCAAGTAATAGATGAACCAGTCCTTACCCCAAACGGTTGGAAGCCGATCGGAGATCTATACGTTCAAGATGAAATAATTTCCGGCACAGGAGAAGTAACGACTGTTTCTTGCATCTACGATCGAGGACTGCTACCAAATTACAAAGTAACTTTTAACGACGGCTCTTGGACCCGGTGTTCAGATGACCATCTGTGGAAAGTCGGTAACCCGAAAACAGACGAGTGGGAAGTAGTCTCGCTAAGAGCCATACGATTGTTTATGTCTTTCGGTGGCGGACCGATGGCGTGTATACCCACACTTCCTCATAGCTCTAAAAAATATCGAGCCTTTCAATCCATAGTTCCCGTTGGCATACACCCCAGTCGATGCATACGAGTAGCTCACCCGGACGGAACTTACGTAACTCGTGATGATATCGTAACGCATAACTCGACAGTAGCAGCTGCGTGCGTTACTTACTCAGCGGCCCGTTTGCTTGCGTTGAAAGACCCACACGATTATTTTGGCCTTCAGTCGACAAAGCCTATTGTGTGTTTGACGGTGGCTACGTCGGAGGAGCAGGCTAAGCGAACGATCTTTAGTCAAGTTCGAGCAATGATCTCGAATAATCCGTTTTTCAAAGGCGTAGCAAATCCTCGGTCAACTGATATAGAACTGGATGACGGGAAAGTTTTGATTATCTGCGGGCATTCCAAGTCAGAGGGTATGGAAGGACATGACGTATTTTTTGCCAACATAGACGAAGCTAACAAGCATGGTGGGGGTTCGGCAGCTGGTAAAGAACAGGTTAGACGTTTGCGCGACACATTTATCTCTTCGTCAGAGTCGAGATTTCCGTACGATTATAAAGTCGGATGCATATCAAGTAGCGTTTCCATGGAGGACTTTCAACGCCAAGAAATTGAATATATCAAAACACACGGAAAGGAGGTAGACTTCAAGACAGGAGCTGAAATCATTAAGCTCCAGAAGGACGTAGTCGAAGATGTTGAGAGTCAAGGCGAGTCGCGAAACGACGAAGGAGGGTAATGGAGCCTTTCTTATCCTGGTCCGAGAAGAGGACTTCGACTCGGTTGCAGCTAGACGTCAAGCCATTACCAAATACGTAACACGGATCATACAACCGCACGCAAAAAAATGTATGCCACAAGGAACCGTTTTCTTTCCGTTGCAGCTGATCGGCATATGCAAGTGCGCAATCATTTACGACAACCCCGACGACTTACCGATAGATGATGTGAAATGCAAACACGGTAAGTTGATCGGATTCTTGGGGGCGGACAGAGAGACGTTTGCTAAACACCCGCACGGATGGAAGTTGGCGTGAGCAAAATTCGAGACATTGGCCCGAAACACTCGGTTATTAGGGATGTAGGCCCAAGACTCGACTATGAATATGTCGGAAAGGCGTTAGGCGCTGCTATGACAGATAATTGTATGCACCAGAATCGAGCACACCCAAACTCGCCGCATACCCCGCCACACGCGCATAATCCGCACTACGTAGAAATTGTTCCTGGTATTTTTGTTGGTGACAGATATGCGTGTGACTTATTCTCGCATCGCTTCGACCGAGTCGTGCATATTTGGAGGAACGACTATCCGGACCATAGCTGCAACCACGTAGTCAATAAAACAAGCAAGAGTAGAGATCTGGTAATTGATTATGCGGATGGTCGAAGCCTTGTGACCGAATCGAATCCACCGTTGGAGGGGATCGAAAACTTTTTACGCGACATAAAACCCGTCCAATCTGTTTTGATCCATTGTGCAGCCGGTCAAACGAGAAGTAATACTATCGCGTTTTTGGCGCTGATGGTATTTGGTCTAGACGTCGGTAATGCGATGGGCCTGATTATTGGCGCGCAATGGAAAGAACGCAGGTTGTGCCCAAACTTTTGTGTTAAACCGCTTTCAGAAATACTATATCGTTTTTCTGAAAATGTCTAGACAAGCTGAACAGATAGTTACGGCTGATCCAGCCACACTGCGTAAGGAGGACTTTAAGGTCCAAGCCTACTTGCACAAGGGACGCTTGGCTGTAATTGCCCCCATTTGGGAATTCAGTCCCAAGATTTCGTTCAAGAGGTTTCAAGAAGCCTACGTTCGGAATCCTGTCGGGGCTATGCGGGACTACGCAAGCCAACCTCCGGTAGCAGGTAAGTTGCGGGTCTATCCCGATATACAGCTAATTCTTAATCGTATCGATTCGGAACGAAAAGGGCATCCGTTTATTGACGGATTGCAAATGCAGAATTGGTTCCGCCCAAGAGCTAGTGCGAGATACGTTTTGCGGTTCGACTTGTCAGAGAATCGGGACTACACCGGAATAGCCATGGCCCACTGGGACCACAAGCGGCAACGAGTGTACTTAGACTTCGTCCAAGAGATCACGCCCCAGATGATGGGAGGGGCCATTCGAATCCAAGCCATGGAGAATTTAGTGTACCAACTTGCCGATCGGGGATTCTATATTGCGCAGGTGTCTATGGACAAGTTTGCGTCTGTCCAGGCCAGACAAAACATCGAAGCTAGAGGAATAACCTGTATTGAATACTCGGTCGACCGAACTACTGAAGCCCACGAAACTTTGTACGAGGCTATTTTTTCAGGCGTACTTAGCTTTTATGACTATGGGCCCCTATTTTCTAACTTAGCCGATTTGATCTGGACGAAGGGCGGCAAAAAGATCGACCATACGAATACAGGACGAAAGGACGTGGCCGACGCTGCTGCGGGGGCGGTTGCACTTGCGTTGAAAATGGAGGGATTTCGAGGTATGCCCGAGATCCATTCAGTGGACATTGCACACGAAGATAGAAATAGCGAAACAAACAAAGAAGATGCCGAGACCGAGGACGAAACGAAAATACCCACGGAAGATATTTCGGAACTTCGAGGAATGTCTTTCGAAGATATCGACGTATCTGGGGACGACATGGACGATGCGCAACTAGATCCAGACGATACCGGGATTGCCTATTAGCTATGGTCTGTTCCAACTTTGTAAAACTTACTAATGAAGAGTTAGTAGTAGATCGAGAAGCTGCTATCAAGATGGTTGCAGCGACTGAGCTATTACTAGAGCTTGAGTCCCAGATCGCTGCATTAGAGGCCAGCAAAGCCGAATTGGTCGCGTCGATATACACCCTAGCCAAACATTTGATTCGGTAATTGTCGTAGCGAACAGCTGGGCCAAGTGATACCATGTCAAAGGTTGTAAACTATGAAGGGCCTTGACCATGAACCTTAACCCATTAGTCAAACACGGAATCATCGACTTCTTTCTACTTGCGACAATCCTGGGCTGTGCGGCCTCCAATATTACCGACAAACCCGCTGAGCGTGTTGTGATCGCTCCAAAACAAGAAACTTCGATTGTCACACTCGACAAGATAGCTGATGGCTATGAAGTCGCAATCATGCTGTTGGATAAAGAACAGGTTGATTTGCTTCTTCCTGTCACCGTGGAAGAGATAGCTAAAAAGTTGTTCCTTCGGCAAGAGCGGGGAAAGTTTGCGCCCGAAAACGTGATCATAGTCCCAACATCTGACCCAGCCACGGAAGCGTACGTAAAACAATTTATCTATAAGTCCAAGGGTATTTTCACGTCTGCTGAGTTGATAGACAAAGAAGATGTTGTCCTGCGTTGTGGGTCGAAAGATACTACGAAAGATCTCTATTTCCGTGTTATGCTTGTTCGTCCAACTACGCCAAAGTTACAGAAATCGGCAGAGAAAGAAGCCTATTAGACATGGGGACGTGGAAATCGATTTCTAGATGGTTTAACAAAGCGGAAGAAGAGCCGCCATTCCTGGACGTTGGCCCAGCTTCGGACGTAGACGAAAAGGTTCTTCGAACTGTTGACCTGTCACTCCAGACGGTATGGGATTACGTAGCTATCAAAGCTATTGCAACTAACGCTAAATCGGTTCCAATTACCCCATCGATTTGGAATCCGCAAACCCAGTCCATGGATCCTATCTCGCGGACAGACCCCTTGTTCAAATTGGTCGAACGACCAAACAAATACATGCTTTGGGATGAGTTCTTGGAAGCGTGTATTTGGTATTTGAGTATTTTCGGAGACGTGCCGATTCACAAGTCGATAATTGATGGAACTACGGTTGCGTATTTTCCCATGCGCCCGGACAAGGTAACGGTTAAGTCTACGACCAACCAGCTTATTGCCGGATACGATTTCGAACAGGCCCTCGGTCGAACTAAGACGTTCACACCAGACGAAGTATTCATGATCAAAAACTTTGACCCCTTGAACTCTGTTCGAGGAATGTCCGACAATCAAGCAGCGAGACAAGCTCTTTTAGCTGACTGGCATTCCCAGCGATATAACGTCGTGTTCTTTGGAAACAACGCCATGCCGAGTGTTGTCCTGGAAACGGAGAAACCGCTGACGCTGACAGCCAGGCGCAGGCTGCGTGCTAGTTGGCGGTCCGCATTCGCAGGATCATCTAAAGCACACGGCATGGCTATTCTTACGGCTGGCCTCAAGGTCAAAAACATTGCCCCGTCTTTCCAGGACATGCAATTCAAAGACCTGATGCATGAGAGCATGACCCGCATTCTTGCGTCTCGTGGCGTACCATCGGGCGTAATAGGCATGACATCGGGGTTGACCCAAGCAAATTTGGCGGAACAACGACATCTATTCTTGGTCAATACTTTGCGACCGATGGTTAATATGATTTTGGACAGGCTGAACTTCGAAATTTTCAACAAGGTAGGAATCAATCTCGAAGCTAATTTCGACGGTGTGCTTACGTCTTCAGAGTCGGTCCACGACTACCGAATGGAGATACGCGGGTTCTGGCGTGACGGACTAATCACCAGAAATCAGGCGCTTTTGAAACTTGGTTTCCCGGCTCTGCAAGACGAAAGAGGAGAAGAGCTATTTCCAATTTCGGCTGGTTCCACGCCTCCTGGAACGGGCGACACTTTGGAACACCGTGATGGTAGACGAGATACGGAACTGACAGACCGAAACTCAGATTCAGAACCGAGATTGATTTCCAACGATTCGTCTGCTACTATCAAGTCAGTGGAAAGATGGAGTATTCCGGAACCTGAGTTTGTAACGTTCCAAAAGAATAGGAGTTAGGACGTGGCCAAGGCAGAAGATAGCAAGAAGAAAGCCCAAGCAGCGAGAGCAAAGCAATCTGGCATTGCTCCACGCAAAGACGGCCATATGTCCCCGCCAGCCGGTTTTCCCGAGATGGCGTCCAGCTATGCGGACCCAACCAACTACATGTTCCCTATTCACGACGAGGCCCACATTCGAAATGCCTTGGCCAGATTCTCGCAATTTGGCTCGGCGTACCCTGAGTCGGATCGAAAGAAAGTATACACCCGAATCGTGCGTGCCGCCGTGAAAGCCGGTATCAAAGTGAAACCTTCCAAGGAGCAGATGAACATGTTGCCAGGCGACCTTAAAACCAAACTGTCTAAGTCTACTTTGTATTTCATCAAAACAGAGGACGCTCTGGAAGTACGCACGTCCGCTGGCGAGTCGACGGACGTTCGTTTCGAACTCGACGAGAACGGACAACCACACGAACTGTTGAGTGCTCTTAGTTTGACCGAAACGCATCCAGCTACTCTGTTCGAATTCGAGATCAACATCCCGCAAGAAAGCGATTCGGTCGAGAAAGCTATGCACGGTATGGGAGACTCGCACCCCAGCGACCAAAAGCTATCTCAGGCAGCGAAAGAGTCTACCGATGGAGTTGTTATTGCCCACGGCCGCAAACGGGGGGACTCCGACCGCGTCTCATTGGCAGTCGCTTTCAACGCAGAATTGTGGGAAGACGAAGATGCTAAGAAATATCTAGAGCATCGCGGCATGCGGACTGAATTGCGCAACGCTCACGGCGCTAAGATAGCTCAGCAACACGAGAAGAAGATGTTTGCCGATGGAACTTTCGTTGTTTCCGATCCTGTGAAAGAATACGGGCCATTTTATCGGTCTATGGATTCGACGCCTGCCGCGGTTGTGCCTAACGTAGTTATGGCATTACCTACGACTACTTCGGGTAGTTCTAGGTCCGTGTTGATTCCTGCTGCTACTACTGCGGGTTACTCCTTCTCTGTTTCGGATGACACCACCATAGTAGTCGAAAACGAGGCTAACGCAGCAATTGAGAAGAGCGCTGGCGTGTCTTTCTTTGTGCCGTTTAAGAAAGATATCAAAACGGTTGTAGGTAAAGACACGGTTATTCGGTCGGTTATCTATCCAGCGGACCGCACCGACGGCCACAACGAGTATGCTTCAGCCGACGACCTGAAGAAAGCTGCGCACGGCTGGCTTATGCACAGTCGCGAGATGAACATCGAGCATACCCCAGAACTGGCGTCGGGTGTATTGCCCGCGGAATCCTATATCGCTAAGGCCGCCGAACCCGAAATTGATGCTCATCCGGGTGACTGGTGTGGGGTGTTCTACGTATCCGACGAAGACACCAAGAAAAGCATTTCTTTGGGCGTTTACCGCGGGTTTTCTATCGAAGGCGGGTGCACCAAAGTGCGTGAGGGAACTCGTAAACGCATGACGGATATTCTGGTTACAAAGATTTCTCTTGTAAAAGACCCTGCCACTCGTATAGAGTGGGTGGCGAAGGGCAAGAATGCCCAAATTTTAGACGGACCGAAGGAAGGAAGTGGGAACATGGAACAGCTGAAGAAGCAACTCGATACGCTACAAGAGCAGATTGTCAAGCTGGGTAGCAAGCTTGGGACCCCTGTCCCGCAGTGCGTCCCGACTTTCAAGGCCCTGGCTACTGAACAGGATCTTCTGCTGCATGTGGCCGGCGAACAGGTTTCGTTCCTGGCCAAGTATGTCGAAAATGCGACCTGTAGCGTGGACGCCAAGCTGGCCGAGTCTGTTGCTAAGCTGTCCGCGCGGGATAGCGCTGAAACTCTCCTGAAGGAGCAGCTTGCTAAAGCTGTTGCTGATCTAAATGATGCGAAATCGACAGTCGAAGCGTATCGAACTGTCCCGGGTGTTCAAGAACTGGAAGCTCGGCTATTGGCCGGCATTAACGGCGAAGGCCAATAAGTAACGAAAGGGAACTACCATGTCTCTCACGACCAAGGAACAAGAAGTACTGAACCAGCGCAATGCCAATATCGCTAAGGCGGTAAAGGCTGGCGCTCTCGACAAGGCCCGCGAACTCGTTACCCAGCAAGCTGCGCAGGTCGACGAAATCAGCAAGTCTGCCGTCTCTGCGCCCGAGGGGTCTGAAACGGATCCAGCGGTCTTCGAAGCTATCTGGAAGAGTCTGAATCCGGGCAATGACGAAGCTGCCGAGTTCCAGAAGGCTTGCGACGATGTCTACATGACTGCCTCGATTCTTGGCTACATCAAGCATAATGATCGTACCGGCATCGTTACTGCCGCTCCCGAAGTCATGTTGATGAAGTCCCATCGCGCTCTACGTGCTCGGTTTCCGCGCATGTACGCCATGGCTAAGTCCGCTGCCGCCAGGGCGATGCTGGAAGCCCGTCAAAGCCCCGAACCTGAAGCCATTGCGAAGGCCATGTATTCGACCGGCACCGCGGTCGGTGACGAGTGGGTTCCAAGTCATCACTCCCCTCGACTGGCTGAGTTGGTCCGTTTGGAAGCCAAGATTGCTGGGCTGTTCAACGAGATTCGGATGCCAACCGATCCATTCACGATCCCGGTTCAGGGTGCCCTACCCAACGTCGTGATCTTGAACGAAGAGACGTCCAATACTCCGACTGCTATCACCAAGGGTAACGTCGCGACTGCCAGCTCGCAGCTGGTGACCAAGAAGTATGGTCTGGCTGTTCCGTTCAGCGTCGAGTTGACGGAAGACTCGATCATCCCAGTGGTTTCTCTCATTCGCAGCGAGCTTGCTCAGGTGGCTGCGCACGACTGGGACTATACCATTCTTAACGGCGACACGACCAACCCACACCAGGACTCGGACGTGGACACTGCCACGCACCGCGGCCGTGGTCTGATCGGTCTGCGTAAGATGATTCAGGCCGCCGCGAGCATTGATGGGGCTACGTTCGACTTGGAACGTCTCCGCACTATGCGCGCCAACATGGCCAAACACGGTGTCGCTCCTTCGAAGCTGGCTTTCATCACTTCGGTTGCGGGTTACATGCGCATGCTTGGGTTGGCTGAGGTCGTCAGTCTGGACAAGTTTGGGCCTAATGCCACGGTCTTCAACGGTCAGTTGGGTTCTCTTGACGGGATCCCGGTGATCGTGTCCGAAGAGTGCCGTCAGGACCTGAATGCTTCGGGCGTCTACGATGCGACTACGACTACCAACACCCTGATCGTGTGCGCCAATCGCAGCGACTTCTTGGTCGGTACTCGGCGTGAGCCGACTGTGAAGCTGTGGGTTGACCCTCGTTACGACCAGGACCAGCTGATCTTGACTTACCGCAAGGACTTCAAGAACACGATCTCTTACACGGCCAACAATATTGTTGGTGAGGTGTACGGTATCGCCAACGCTGGTTAATCCCAGCTAGTTTCTCCCCGGGATCCGCTGAGCGCCGCGACTGCCTCCGTCATGCGCTCGGCGGATCTCTTTGTACAACCTATGCGTTATTTGTGCATTAACGTCTGGGAACACGCCGATCCTCTGCGACGAGCTATCGAAAGCGCAAGGAGAACGGTACCGGATGTTCACGTGGTTGTGGTTGACGGGGTTTACGCGCAGTTTCCATATCAACGGCTAGGCAAAAAGCCGTATTCAACAGACGGCACCCTCGACGCGGCAAACGAGTTGGCGGACACGGTTATCTGGTCAAAAAATCCGTGGCCTAGTGAGATCGCCAAACGATCTAGCTATCTTATCGGGGAAGATGGAGACTGGTATATTCATCTTGACGCCGACGAATATATGGAGGGATTGTGGCAGGATCCACCCAAACCTTACCAGGACGCCGATATAGCATTTTTTAGGTCAGACCTACCTGCGAGACGGGATAAACTTTACCGCGCATTCCAGCATAGACCCGGAATCGTTTACAAGAATACACATGCGACGCTGTGGTCTGGAAATACCAAGCTTAACGACTGCCGAAGGTATCTGTTGCAGAATGTGAAGATATGGCATAGTATAGGAGTTAACGACGAGCAAAGAACTTATGCCAAAGGCTCCTATTACAAGTGGCTAGCCGAGGCTGAAAAGGAGTATCGCTAGTGGGAAAACAATTGATAGAACCGCCAAAGGAAGTAGAAAAGACCGAGACGATCCAGTTTCTTGGGATTATGCGATCTTGCTATGTCGGCAAGTTTTCCATGTCTCATCCCGGTCAAACAAGGGAAGTTCCGGCTAGCGAGGCTTTGCGGTTGTGCAAGACCTTCCCCATGGATTTCCGAGTCTTGCCTAAGCCACGAGTTACCGAAAAATCCGCTGGTGTTCCAGCACCCGAACAATTGAAACCCGAATCCAAGGTTATGCGCACTGTTCGATACAAAGGACAGAATCCAACTAAGCTGCATGGCAAACCGATTACCGAGGGAGAAGTTGTTCGAATTGATCAACGGCTTGCGTCGATACTCGTGCACACGGGGCTGTACGAAATTTTGGAAGGGGAGAAGCCAGCCACTGGTCCATCTGATTCAACATAAGGCATTAATTCATGGCTACCCTAGAATCCGACGCTCTGTGTACGTTAGCCGAACTCAAAGAAGTTCTGAACATATCTGGATCTTCTTATGATACCAGGCTTACGTTGGCCATCAACATGGCTACTCGAAATATTCTGGGATATCTAGATAGAACCATAGCATCTACCGCGTACACCGAAGAGTACGACGGCACCGGTACGCCCATGCTGATGCTAAAAAACTATCCGATAATTGGAGATCCAACTACGGTCAACATCGACGCAGCGAGGAGCTTTGCAGCGAGCGGAGACCTCACGGTCGATGAGGATTACCTTGTAAACGCAAACGAAGGCATGCTACGAAAAATCGGAACAGACGAGGACTCCGACTCTTACGATGCCTGGCCGAAAGGTCGATTGAACATCAAAGTAGCGTACACAGCTGGTTATGCAACAATTCCAGTAGAGCTGAATCTGGCGTGTCGTCTCTACGCTGCGTATATGTACAAGAAAATGGGAACCCAGGGAAACAAGTCTTACACGATAGGACAACTATCGGTAGTGGAAGACGACCATCCGTCTGGTATTCCGAATGCATTCCGTTGTATGGTCGACAGATACCGTAGAACCGAGGCCGATGAATTGTTCGATGAAATATCGGTTTCAGAATTTGCCTAAATGCGCGAACTTCTTAACCAGATTGGAACTGTCAAATCGTCTTCTCGGTCAGCTACGACCGCGCAGTTGACTGTCACCCACGCAAACGATGAAACCGACGCACAAATGCGATTACTTCCGCTTAGTCAATCGAATCTTTTTGGCGCCCTGGGCGGAGGCGTAGCAACCGAAACGTACCAACTTTGGATTGACGCTGACGTAACTATAGCCGTAGACTATCTGGTTACGTTGGACGGCAGCACTTACAAAATTATGTCCGTCGAAACTTACGGAACTTTTGAAACTCCGGACTTCCACAAATGCCTTGTGCAGAAAATGATGTCTACGTAGAAAGTATGTTATGGGGCTAGGTCGAGCGGATATCGGATATCTTCCAGAACGCACACAATTTGGTGCGTTAATTAAAGCTACGCGGGAATTGCAACGTCGCCTGAGTGGCCCCGATACGGAAGAATTTTTAGAAAAAATTGGCGCTCGTATTGTGAGAAGTGCTAAAAGAAGGGCGCCAAAAAAGTCTAACGCGTTAAAAGATTCTATAAAAATGTACAGGCGGTCGAGCATTATCGACGGCGCTCCCTATACGACAGCCATAATGATTACAGCTGGGGAAGGACTCAAACCCGTAAACTATGCCGTTATTCAAGAATTTGGGACGATCAAAAAGGACTATCCGATTTCTGCGCGGAACAAATCTAAAATCAGATACTTTTCAAGATATCTGAACCGAATCGTTTTTCGTCGAGCCACTCTTCCAGATTTCCCGCATCCGGGGATCGAGCCACGCCCGTTTATGGCGCCAGCCCTAGAAGCTGTCGAACGATCTTTAACCCGGGAAATAAACAAGTTTCTTACCCGGACGATAAAGTCGGCTTTGAATATTAAGATAGCCAGACCATAAATGTTAGTACGTCTAGCTATCAAAGGACTCGATGCAACCAGCCTGCGAGGCTCGCGTAGCGGTCACGTCATCGCAGCTTATCCGACGAACTTCAACTTTGGAGAACAGGGCGAGAAGTCGTTTTTCGGTCTTGCGATGGAATTGCCTGACGACCACCCGTTGATATTGAATCTCGGTGGTAGCGTACCGGCAGCAGACGGCTATAAGCATCGCTACTTCATAGATTGGACGGCAGCCGGAATTTCCGGCGATACTCTGGCTGTTATCATGGATAAAACAAAGCGATCGCCGTGGAAACCCACCAAGATAGCCGCTCCGACAGTATTGCGAGATCGGGACTCGCGATAGATGCCCACCGAAGTCGTCAAGACCGTTGGGACTGCTGGAGACTACACGACGTGGGCGCTCTGGGAAGCTGACACCGATAACGACCTTGTGACCGCCGATCAGGTACAAGTCGGCAACCAGGTGAACGAATCTCTGACTACACCGAGCATCACGATGGTCGGAGCGACTACTGACGCTACCCGCTACCGCGAGATGCGCGGCCAGGGTTTCGATGGACTCGGCGGCGGCGCGGTCTTGAACATGACCACGGGCATCCTGACGATCTCCGAAGCGAATTTCCGATGCACGACACTGAACATCGCGCACTCGGGGTCGGGCACGATGGCTATTTCGATCACGACATCGGCGGGAATCCTCGTAGACCGCTGCATCATCTACGATGCCAACGCGACCACGGGCCGCACGTATCAGATCCTCATCGATAGCAGCGCCAGCGCGACGATCCGCCGGTGCGTGATTATTGGCTGGAATCGAGGGGTTCTCATTAATACTGGGACCACTGGTGTCATCCAAAACTGTACGGCGATCGGCCGCGCTCCGACGGTGGCAGTTGGGACACCGTCTATTGGTGTGACGAACTCCGGCACGGGGACGCTCGAAAACTGCGTCGTGATGGGATTCCACGACGCCCGCGACATCTCGGCGGGTTGGACCACGATCCAATACAACGCATCGGGCGACGGAACGAGCACAGGAACGGGCGCACTTGTCGGGCAGACCGGGACCATGATGCGCTTCCGCAACCTCGCGCAGTACGACTACTCGTGTCGGTCCAGCTCGACTTTGGCCGGATCTGGTGTAGATTTGTCAGCACAGTTCACGACAGATATCACAGGTCGAACGATCACGTCATGGCCTATTGGTGCTCATCAACCCGTGCTTGCACCAACTTTCGGTGGAGCTACGTCAGCGACAAACAACCAAGATGGCAGTATCACAGTAGCGTGGTCTGCTGCGACAGCGTTGGGAGCTGCTATTCGTGGTTACAAGGTCCATGTCCATACGACGACTTTGACAGACGACAATTTAGATGCAGATACTTATCTGCTGGCAGAGGTCCCAACCGGACGCACTAGTTTGGATGTATGGACTACTAGTGATGGTTTGACGCCGCTTGTGTCTGGTACAACCTACTCCTTCGTAGTACGTGCTGTCAACATCGACGACGATGAAGATCAAGGTACAACGAATCAAACAGCAGCCCCGTCTTTAACTGCTCCGACCTTCGCGGGCGCTGCGTCTGCGACCGACAATACGGATGGGTCCGTCGCTATTGCGTGGTCTGCCGCTACGTTTAATGCTTCTATACCTACTGCTGATCGAGGGTACGAAATTCACGTCCATACGACTTCTATGGTAGACGCAGATCTTGACGCAGATACTTACTACTTGGGGCGAGTTCAGGGAGATCAAACCAGTTTCGACGTGTTTACCCTTAGCGATGGGATAACCCCTCTTACGGTTGGGACGACATATTATTTTGCCTTACGGGCTTTTCATCGTTGGGGGCCTCTACGGTCGGAAGATCAGAATGCAGTAAACAAATCTGCTGCTCCGACATCTGGCGTGACAGCACCGACAGCCGCTATTAATGGGCACATCACGTCTATCGCCAATACGAGTTTTACAGCGATTTTGGACTCGTTCCCGGCATCAAATATCGATCGTTGGAGAGTGGCCTATCGGATCAAAAACGACTCAGCATCCTCTGCTTGGACGTATAGTAGCGCAAATACCACAGTCGCTGCCCAAGCTTCGATTGCTGTGTCGGGACTAACAACCAGCAATGTTTACGAAGTCGCCCTTCAAGGCGGTAATGGAGCGTCTACTTGGGGCGAGTTCGGAGAACTATCATTCATCTTCGCATCAGACGCGTCAAATACATGGGACGGCACTCAAATAACAAATCAGATCATGACCCTAATAGACGACAATCTAACAGATGGGCTGTCGTTATCTAGAGTAACTCAGTATGGTTCTTTAGCCGATTATCCTCAAACAGATGACATATCATCGCAACTACCGCTGTGTATGGTAGAACTTCAAAACGCAGCCTATAGCTGGGCCAGGTTTCCAAAAGGCTTCGACATTGTTTATACCTTCCGCATTCTATACGCTAAAGAATACGCGTGGACAGCAGCCGTTACTCAAGACCGAGTCGACTCTTTGGGCAAACTAGTTGGCCTATTTGTCAGTTATCGACAACTTGGGCTGAACGGGGGGTCTACGACTCAGGGCCAGGTTGCGTCGGTTTTAGTAACGGAAGCTAGCACACGTCCAGAAGAAGACGAGTATGCGAGGCACGATCGAATTTTTGTAGTGGGCCTTACGCTGGAGGTAACGGCTAGGGCACAGGCGTAACAAGAAATAACTACTAGCAAAAGGATTCGGGTTCTGATAGTATGAGGTCGATAGTGGACGCGAAGCTATTTAGCTTGCCAAGACTAGGAGAATGTTATGGGCACTGCTGGATTTGGTCATAAAGTTTACGTCGGTCTTGGCGAAGAGGCTACTTACGGAACTCCGGTAACCCGTACCAAATTTCTCGACATCAATAGCGAGAGTCTGTCACTCTCGCACGAACGAGTTATTTCTGGTAGCTTGAACCAAATTGGAACGCGCTACTTGCGCGTAGCCAACGGGCTGTTTCGTATCGCGGGGGACGTTACGTTTGACGTTCCATACTACGACTGGGAATTCATTCTCAAGCACGCTCTCGGAGCCGTTGCTACGACTGGTCCAGCGGACTTTGCGTACACGCACTCTTTCAGAATTACAGATGCTCTTCCCACGGGGCTTACAGTAGAAATTTATCGCGACTCGGAGTCTTTTTTGGGTGCCGATGACGACGTAGCCTTTATTTACGAGGGGTGCAAGGTCAATTCGTTGTCGCTATCCGCAGCTATTGGAGCGTATCTGTCGGCTACGGTCAGCTTTGTCGGCGAGGATGAAAATCGGTCAGCTAGAACAGTAGCCGCCACGGTTAATACCGACCTTAACGCAACACGCGATCTGATTGTGTTTACCGAGGGATCGTTGTCATATGACAACTTTACGACAAACGTGGAAAGCTTCGAGCTAACCATCAATAACAACTTGAACGCAGATCGTTTCCGAATCGGTTCTCGGCTGACTCGTGAGCCTGTTCGCGGCGGGAAGATCGAGATTTCTGGGTCGTTCGTTGCCGATTTCGACGGGTTTGCTCGGTATAACGAGTTTCGCAATTCGACAACTAAGCAGCTCGTTTTGACCTTCACTGGTGGGAACGTGCCAAGCTCTGGCACAGCCCAGAGTCTTACGATTACGTTGCCGCATATCCTTCCGACGAATGTAGATTTGAATGTGGACGATACTGGGATCATAACCCAAACTATTCCGTTCACGGCACTTCGAGACCCGTCGCAAGCAGCTGCTATTAACCAGACCGAACTCAGAGCTGTTTTGGTTAACGAGATCTCGTCAATCTAATAAAGGGAGGTTCGGTGGCCGATAACCAAGCTAAAGACCTGGCAAACCTGGTCCAAGTAAACAGTTTCAAGGTTAGCGACAAGGACGGTAAGACTCACACTCTCACTGTTCTGGACCTCGGAGACATATCCGAAATCTACGTGAAATACGGAGATTTGGAGATCCTGACTCCCAAACAGGAGATTGATGCTATTACCGGTGATATCAAGCCGGATAAAGCGTTGTACGAGAAAATCTTGTTCTTGGCCTGGTTGGCTATGCGAAAGGAGGGTCTAACTGAGTCGCAGCTCGACGTTGGTGATTGGTCCGTGAGTCTTACCAAGGTCGGGCGAATGTTTACCTATCGAGAATTCCCACAATTGCTTGAGGGGGTGATCAGCGTTCTCGTTGTCAGCGGCTTGTGGCAACGCGCGGAGGAAACTCCGGACCCTACGAGTCCCGGCCAAGCCGCCGGGACAAACGTGATCGAAATGGCCGAGACGCCCGAAGAAAGCCAGAGCATACCTGGAGAAAGGCTTACGCAGCTCTCGCCATAAATTTTGGGGGTATGACCCCGAAAATATTCCGACGGCTGACGCTACCTCAGTTGAACGAAATGATTCGCGCGTTGAACGAATATAAAAGAGAAGAGGCTGATGCGATGAAACGAGTAAGCCGCAGCTCTAAAGTAAGGAACAATAGACGGTAGAGTGTTATTATGATACTGTCTCGAAAAGTTGAGATTCAGCCGACAGCGGCCCAGCGCCAGAGACTCTTGCAGCATGCTGGTTGTGCTCGTTGGGCGTGGAATTGGGGGCTACAGCGCAAGCGCGAAGCGTGGGCTGCTCGAAAAGCAGCTATTGAATCTGGTGTTTTGAAAGAAGATGCTCCAAAGATTCCCAGTGCTATTGATTTACATCGTGAGTTGACGTCACTAAAAGTCCTACCGCAGCATCAAGGCGGTATTCCGTGGATGTACCATAGCTCCAAATGTGCCCCTCAGATGGCGCTTCGAAATCTTGATTTAGCCTACGCTGCATTTTTTCGCCGCTGTAAAATCGGACAGACTCCCGGTTTCCCTAAGTTCAAAAGTCGGTCTAGTCGGGTTGGGGGATTTCAACTTTCGTCAGCCACACACGTTATTCAACACACTATCAAACTACCTAAAATTGGGTGGGTTCGTATGAAACCGGGTGAGCGGAACTCTATCCAACGTGGCACTTATAAGTCTGTTAGTGTGACTGAGCATGTTGGGCGTTGGTTCGTGTCGGTTATGTTGCACGTCGATGCCACAGAGATATCGACAAATAGTTTATCAAGTGTTGGTGTCGATCTAGGAGTGACAAAGTTGGCTGTTCTAAGTAACGGGGTCGTATATGAGAATCCCCAAGCAACGAATAAAAACAAGCGGCGACTCCGTCGTGCCCAGAAGTCACTTTCTCGGAAGAAAAAAGGTTCAAATCGAAGAATAAGGGCCCGTGCGCGTGCCGCGCGAATTCACTGTCGGATAGCTAATTTACGTAAAGATGCAACTCACAAGGCTACGACAGAAATCGCCAAGAACCACGGCGTAATCTGTATTGAAGACTTGAAAGTTGTTAGCATGACCCGCAAAAGGAGTGGCCGAGGACGGGCGGCTAAGGCTGGGTTAAATCGTTGTATTCTGGACGCAAATTTTTACGAATTTCGCCGACAATTGGAATATAAAGCCAAGCTGCATGGGGCAAAAGTCGTAATTGTTAGTCCAGCTTATACCAGCCAGAAGTGTTCGACATGTGGTTATACAGACACTAGGAATCGGCTTTTGCAGGCTGTGTTCCAATGTCTCGATTGCGGCCACACAGAGAACGCGGATCTAAACGCAGCTAAGAATATTCTGGTCGCCGGGAGTTGCCCGGAGACTTTAAACGCTCGTGGAGTCGGTAGGAGACCGCGCCATCGTAAGATGGCAACGCAACTGACTGTGAACCGAGAATCTGCAAGAGTAGTCGAATGTGTGTGACTACTTTTGTTTCGAGCAACGGGAAGCAGACGCTATGAAGCGCGCGTCACGGTCTACTAAGGTCCGAAAAGGTAGGTCGTAGCTATGCCTATTAGTAAAGAAGTTCTAATCGCTTTTAAAGCTCGTGTCGAGACAACAGAATTTAACAAAGTTCTGAAGAATATCGACATGATAAACGCTGCCTACGGTCGCGGAAAACTATCTCTCGAAACGTATCAAGCAGCTACAAAGCACGCCCAAGCAGAGTTGTCGTCGATGGGACGGGCCATAAAATTCGTAAACAGAACGTTGTTAGATACAATGAAGGAAGAGTCGAGGCTTGTATCGAACTCAACCGCCAAATGGAATTCTTACACGGCAGGATTTATTCAGGCTGCGAGGAACAGAGCTAGCGCAGCTATAGCAGAAGCAGATTCGATTCGACGGGCCAACGAGTCTGCTATGCAGAGCAATGTAAGCAGACTCCGCGGATCATCTCTTTCACTTTCGCAGTCTCCGACCACAACGGGAGGACTATTTAAATCGTCGGGATCGATGGGAGCATCAACCATGATGTCTCCCAAAGCAGCTGCTGGGCGGCTCAGATTTCTTCGAGGCGCGGCGTCAACCGGGGCATTTGCGTCGGCCTTTTCTGGCGGCGGAGGCGGAGGCGGAGGTGGTGGTGGCGGTGGCGGTGGCCGCAATAGAGGTTTTGTAGGCGGCCATGGTTTTACGTCGGCCCCTGAATTTGTAGCCGCTGGAATAGGAACTTTGGCTGCTCGTGAGATGATATCTGCCGCGTCAGATTTTGACAAGGCCATGGCTACGGTCCAGGCTGCTACTCGTGGAACGTCGGCAGAATTCAGTCTTCTTCGAGACTCTGCTCTCCAGATGTCTACGACGAGTGTATTTTCGGCTACAGAAATTGCGGACGCGATGGCTGTGTTAGCTAAAGCCGGTTTATCAGCTACGAATGTAGCAGTAACAATTCAACCGGCGTTGAATCTTGCCGCCGGATCTTCCGAAGAATTAGGGGTAGTTGCTAGATCGGTTACCGACGTTGTTACTCAGTTTGGGCTAAGTATGCAGGATGCTGGCATGGTGTCAGACATCATGGCCACGACTCTGGTAAAATCTAAAGCCGAGCTAAAAGATTTGATCCCCGCATTTGTGCAAGGCGGCGCGACAGCTAAAGCCCTTGGACTTACTCTTCAAGATACGGCCGCTATTTTTCAAATGCTTGCTGATGCTGGTATCCGAGGTACTGCGGCTGGCACAGCACTTCGAAACATATTAGTTAGTCTCGAAACAGCGCCCACGAAAAACGTATTTGCAGATATTGGACTTTCGGTTCAAGATGTATCTGTACAAACCCTTGGATTTGCGAAAGTTCTCGATAATCTCAAAAACGCAAATATATCTGTAGCTCAAGCCAACCAACTATTCAATCGTCGAGGACTTACACCATTTTTGACTTTGGCTCGCCAAGGATCCGAAAGATTTGAGGAACTTCGGGATAATACAAATGAAACCGGCGCCGCCCTTAGATTTTCAGCTGATGCAACGAATAATCTATCCGCTGCCTACATAAAGCTAAAAAATTCTGCCCTAGCTCCGATTATTGCATCGTTCCAAACACTAAAACCTGCGTTGATGGGGACGTTGGACGTGATGTCTGTTATGGCCCAGTCTCCGCTTGGTAATGGGCTCGTAAAAATAACAGCAACAACTATCGCTCTTGGTGGTACTCTCGCTACGCTTGTGATTGCGGGTAAGGGCGTTGCTAGAATGTGGGAAGCCATAACTGTCTCTTCTGCAAAAGCAGCTATTGCCCAAACAGCCGCTGGTAATGCTGCAACTGGTGCGACATTGGCTGGATCTGCTGGTAAGATGTCCGTTGGAGCTAAAATAGGCATATGGGGACTCATCGCTGCGGGAATTTACGAGATCGCTAATGCTTGGTTGTATACTAGCTTTGCTGCTGAGAAGGCTGCAAAAGCGCAACAAGATGCTTATCTACAGGGAATAGACAAGGCTAAAGCATCTGGGATCAGCCGCGTGTCGGGCGCGAAGTCGTTGGAGGAACTTCGCGATATCCGAAAGGGAGCTAGCCGGGTATTAGCTGCTAATCTCGGTGCTGATTATCAAACGGCTCTTGAGGAACAAACAGCTGCGCGAGACGAACTTAAAAAACTGGCTGATAGACCATTACCGCTGGACGCTAGACATCAACCTATCTTCGGCAATGAAAGAGAACTATTCGAGGCATCTAAAAAAGCTGCTGTGGAGGATGCTCAGGTACAGTACGCTGCTGCCCAGAGTAAAGTAAAGTCGCTCGAAAACTATGAATTTACATTACGCGAAGCTGGGGCTGTTTTTGAGGCTTATTCGGCACGAGAGGCGGAGTTACTCCACGAACAATCAGTTGCGATGAATAAGTTCAACGAGTTTAAACGGCGCGGCATAGAAGAAACTACGGAAAACGAAGAGCAAGCTTTGCGGCTTAAGTTTAATCGCCTACAAGAAGAATATGAAGCAGAAGTTAATACGCAAAGAGCCATAGCCGTAGCAAAAACAGAAGACGAGGGCAAAAAATTTGAGATAGACGTGGACGCCGATGAACTTATCGCAAGTCGTCGAGAAGCTAACGAGCGTAAATTTCGAGCTGGTCAACTGGAAATTCGCAACAAAGATGCAGAAGAAAAAGCAAGGTACGAGTCCGCTACGTTAAATCGGCAGATTAGAGTTACCCGAAACGGAGGAAGAAAGCTCAATCTTCAAAAAGCTAAACTGGATCAGGAATACAATAAGGACATAAGAAGGCTCGAAAGAGAAGCTAATGCTAGAGGCGTTGAATCGGACGAAGAACTTATCCAAGCTAAGTTAGACCGAAGAGCCGAGTACGATGTAGAACTGCTAGAGCTTGAGAAGCAGACAGCGGGGACGGTAGCACATCTGTGGGAAAGCGCAATGAATTCTGTAGAATCTAGCACAGCCGACGCGTTTACAGCTATGATTCTGGACGGTAAAAAATTTGCAGATGCCATGAAAGACATTCAAAAGTCCGTGATTCGGGCATCTGTTCAAAGCGTGGGCCAAGGAGTTGCGCAAGGTCTGACATCTTCACTGTCTTCGGGATTGGGATCTATGATGGGCGGAGCTGCCCAAGGTGGCGCAGCCCCAGCAGGGGGTGGCGGATTTATGTCTATGCTAGGAAGTTTGTTCGGCGGTGGAGGAGCCGCCGCGGGTGGAGGAGCCGCCGCGGGTGGAGGAGCCGCCGCTGGTGGTGCAGCTCCAGCAGCTGGAGGATTTGGCGCTGCGATGAGCGGAATGGCTCCGTTAGCTATAGTTGCGGCGCTAGCTGGGATAGGGCGTGGAGGAATGCAGTTAGGCGGACGAGGTTCTGGGGGACGAAACGCCGCGATGGCGGGTGGAGCTATTGGAGGAGCGCTTATAGGCGGCCCAATCGGAGCTATAGCTGTGCCACTCGCGATGCGAGCACTTGGAATAACTGGAGGAGCGAGCAAAAAGAAAATAAGGCACCGAAGAGCCCGCGCTGCTGCGCATGCCATGATGATGGCCGAAGTCGAGCGTCAAAAAGAACGTACTCGTGCCGGCGAACAGTTGCAGGCCACATTTGGTGGCGGGCTTATGACCACCCAAGGAGCGTCTGAAATTGCACAAATTCTTTCTGGAGGTATCAGCGAAGCCGAGTTGCAAGAACTCGAAAAGGGCGCTGGCGAAACTCCGGGACTCGGTGGAGTAATAGGTGGAACCAACGTAGCTGGCGCAAACGTGACTATGAACAATCAGTTCCAAATACGAACCGGGATGGATATAAATCTAATTGCGCAACAGCTGGGCCAGCAGATCGCTAGTTTCTCGCCAGGCGGGTCTCCGTAAATGCCAGCTACCATCCTTGTAAAATACGGGGATGTGACGTTTACCACGGTTTCCGAGTCGTGGACCGAGTCTGTTCCAAAACGCGTGAACCCAGCTGTTCTGGCTAAAACTCATGGAACCAGACTCCAGGAAGATCCTCCTTGGGATGCGAGAACAATAGACATTGCGGTTAGTTTTTATGGAACCGATGCCGCAACTCCTGGAACTACGGCTGAGGATGCTCGAACAGCATTCGACGAAGTAATTAACGCATTCCCGCAAGGCGTGAATAAGCTATACAAGCACAGCGACCGTTACATAAACGCTGTGTTTACAGGTGTTTCAGACGAGACGTTTCCCCAGGGAACTGCTGGACTGGTTATCGTGTGTCACATTAGTTTCTACTGTCCTGACCCCTTCTACTACGGCTCCGAGACAGCTGCTACTGTACAGGCAAAAGGAGTAAGAGCTAGTCTTACTAAAATTACTGATACGGGCACTCTTACAAACGACGATTTAACGTTCACAGCCAAAGAAGTTGGTCCAAGAGGAAATAATATTCGGGTAAAGATGACAAACGCGGCCCAAGCCGTAGTTACGTCAACAACAGAGTTGAATGCGACCAAAGTTTTTGGCGCTGTCGCTTTAGACGCTGATATTACCGTTACAGCAGTTGCTACTGGGACGACTGGCGAAAGAATACGAGTCAAGTTTGTCAACAGCACCGAAGAACTAGTTGAAGTAAGGGCCAAAGATATCAGAATTACCTATAACGCAGGGACATCTACGGCCAACGATTTGAAAGACGCTCTCGATAGAAGCAAGGATGCCCGCGCATTGGTTACTGTAATTGTTCAGGGATCGGGAACGGGGATATGGGCAACTGGGGATGCCCAAGGATTCACTAATCTTGCTCGCGGACAAAACAGGGACATAAACGTTTCGTTCGGTACTAGTTCGGCGAATACACTTAAAACAGCGATTGAGGCAGATCCTACAGCTAATAGCTGGGTAAGCGTTTCTGTAGAAGGGAGTGGGGCAGGAACCTGGGAATCTGGAGATGAGTCGGACTATGAAAATTTGGCTAACGGAGCTGCCGAAACAATCTCTCTTACTAACGGCGGAGGCGCGCAGCCCGTATTCCCGAGACTAACGTTCAAACCATACCAAGGTGGCCTAGCCAGTATATCAGTTAGTTTATCTAACGCTGCCGAAGATACCGTAGGCGCAGATTGGACATTTGCTTTTACAACCTACACGTCAATTCCAAGCGACGGTAAAATCGTTATCGACTTTCCCGTGGGAGTCAGTCTCATCGGTGTTACAGCAACGAGTACGACTATGGACGGAACTCTTACCGCAGCGGCATCGGGAAATGTACTAACGGTTACGAGATCTACTGGTACGGCCGAAGCAGCCGGCGTCCAAAACTTGGTTATTGTTGGCGTAACTAATCCAAAAGCCGGAACTTGGGCTTGCGCGATCCAAACTACCAACGCATCGGACATAGTTCTAGATACGTATTCTACATCTACGTATTTCTCAGTTACGGGAAGTCCGGTAGTAATCTCGGACATAAGTCTAACCGTAAGCCCAGCGACAGCCAGTACGATTGATGCGACGTATACTTTGTCATTTGATCTTAGTGCTGCATTAGCAGCAACCGATGTAATAAAAATTCAGTTCCCTGAAAACACGACGATTGCTAATGTTGGTGCCGGGGAAGTAACCAGTAGTCAAATTGACGGAACTCTGGCGCCTACTGTATCCGGGAATACGCTAATAATTACTCGGAGCGGGGGAACATCCGTGGCGTCAGGAACAGATGTCACACTTGTTATAACTGACGTGGATAATCCAACATCCGGAGATTATGTGTGTCATGTGTGGGTAGAAAACTCCGGAGGAACGATAACCCAGGGCATCGACGCTCTTAGAACGCATTACGCAATAGGCGATTCACGTAGCGTAACCAGTATGTCTGTATTACCCGTGAAGAACTTTCCTGGTCGAACGTTTGACTACCAAGGAACTCTTGCTCCGAACCAAAGACTAGTCGCAGACTTCCCGAACTTCACCGTAGAAAACAACGGAACTAGTGACTTGAATAACTGGAAGCAAGACGACGGAACGGCCAGTGATGTTCTTTATCTTCTTGATGACCCAAGCACTTTCGATCTAACGTGGGTGGGAATGGCAAGATTTGTTGAGGTGCTAGCCCGCTACAAAATCCGCTGGATTTAAAATGGCCGAAAGTCAGCAGATCCCAGAGCCGTATAATGTCCATGCGTGGCTAGTTCGCCCGGCCAAGCCCAGGACCACTCTCACTGGAATAACGGTTGTCCCAACAAGCTTTGTAGCATCCGCCGCAACGGTTGGGTATGCCCTAAACTTTACTCTGGCTACAACTCTGCCAGCTGATGGAAAAATACTGGTCGAATTCGATCCAGGATACGAATTCGGAACTCTTGGAGCATCATCTACAGAAATAACCGGGACTTTTGTTCTTACTAGATCTGGCCAGGTCGTAACTGTAACTAGACAAAATGACGGTACTACGGATATTGGAGCTGTCGACCTTACCATAACAGGGATCACGAATCCTGCTGCCGGATCATACAATCTAAAAATAACTACCCAAGACACGGATTCTGTCGTTATCGACGGACCTGGGTCCAGCCCCAACTTTTCTATAGGCGGATTACATACCCTATCAGCAGCTTTGTCCAATACGACAGCAAGAGAGTATTCGGACTATACTTTTACGTTCACAGCTGTAACTGCTCTCCCTGCTGATGGGAAAGTTGTTCTTACATTTCCCTGGCAGACAACTTTCGGGCCATCTCCACTCGCTACGTCTACAACTATTGGAGGCGGGTTTACGGTAACGACGTCGGAAAATATAGCTACAATAACCAGAGATGGGACAGGAGCATCTGAAACTGGTGTTTCTGACATCAAGTTAACTAAAGTTTTGAATCTGTCCGCAGACACTTACGTTACTCAGGTGACTATACAAAACGCGGCTGGCGCAATTCAATCCGGCCCAGCAAAAACTACTGGTTACGCAGTTGGCACCGTAGCCGATAATACGTTCACGCAAAAACTTAAGCTAGATGTGATGGAAGGCTTGTGGGACTGGCGAGAGGATGGCGGGTCTAGCAAAGCCGAATTTACACTTGGCCAGGTCCTCGAAGATCCGCAAACCTATATCAACAACGAGTGGGAAATAATCCTTGATATTCGCGTCGAACCAGAACGAGAATACACTAGGTGGTATAGGGGCAACCTGGTTAATGTCGATACCCGGTCGATCGGTGGTAAAACTGTCAGTGTTGTCCAGTGTAACGGGGCATGGGCCACTCAAGCAAATAAAGCCAGAGTAGAAAAAGATTACACAGCCGGAACTAGCGATGTTCAGGCACTGATAAAAGACGTCATTCAAAGTGGCGGTATACCGAACGAATCGACTATTCTTTACGACTCGACTAAGATTGCGTCGGCTACTTATACACCTACGACCTTTGACGCTCGCGGAAGTGCCGCGCATGTTATAGAAACACTTGCACAAATCCAGGGACAAACTACTTACAAAGTAAATCCCGCTGATCGAAAGATATATACAGCAGCAAAAACGCTTACTGTGCAAGAGCGAAACATATACATCATCGGAAAAAATGCTCAAGAGGTTCACTACGGGTCCGGTCGAAACCACTTGATCAATATGTTCACATTGATCGGCCGTAATAACTCTGGTCTTTCCCCCACAGTAGTAAGAGGAGACGAAGAAGCTGTTACAGAGTACGGAACGCGCAATAAAACAGTCATTCTTCCGTATTTGTCCGACACGGACGACTTGCAACGGTGGGCGGACAAACGAATTGAAGAAGCAAAAACTGTGCGCGGGTATTCCGTAGTTAGGATACCAGATGTTCAAAAGAGAGTCGAATCCGACACAGCGTCTACGGGAAATGTTCGGGTGTGGGGAACGAAAGTCGACCAAGAATCTGAGTTCGTCGATCTCCCTCTCTACAAAGTCCAATACCGTTACGGGCTCTCGTGTGCGAGATACGAAGTCCCGGACTGCACACCAGAAGAGACGCGACAACCTTCCAGATCTATAGAGGCTACAATCTGGATAGGTATCCCGCCGCCGAACATACCTGAGTGGAATGAGATTAACGAACTTGACAAGGAGCGTATCACGGAGTGGATCGAGCAGGGGCGTACGCCAGATGGCTACGACGGTGTCCCCACTACGGCTAATCGTCCCCAAGATCGGACATGGGACGGCCAACTTACACTAGACCGAACAAACGAAGATTTGTATCTGTGGGATGGAACTACCGAAGACTATATACGCATAGGAGGAAAAAACGTCGCGTTCTTGGATGAGGCCCCTACGTTTACCGGCGACATCACAATCTCCAATGCCGACCCCAGCCTTAAGTTAGTAGACACTACAGGAGCATCCGACGACTGGTCTGTAAATGTTGACGCTAGTGAATTCAACATTACCAACGATACAGATGCTGGCCGAAAAGATATCGCTATTGATGGTGACGGAAAGGTCACCATCGACCAGAATCTAGCGATAAAATCCGGGACTGCTAACGCGATGACGTTTGATCACGCGGCATCGGCTACTCGAACAGTCACATTTCCAGATGCCAGCATTACAGTAGCAAGAAACGACGCGGCGCAAACCTTTACTGGTCTTCAAACGTTTGGCGACGGCGTTGCCACCGATACCATCGCAGAAAAGACAGCAGCGGCCGGCGTGACCGTCGATGGCTGTCTCATCAAGGACGGCATCGCCGCGAACGCGGGGCTTCTAGACGGTCTGGACTCGCTCGCGTTCCTCAAGGCCGACGGAACAGTAGCCCTGACGGGCAACCTCACCGTAAGTGCGGGCGGCACCATCGACGGCTACGACCTTGGGGTGACGCTGTTGGACACCCCACGCCTGAGCACCAACAACACCTTCACGGGGCAGCAAACTTTCCAGGCGACAAATCCGATATTTATTTTCCACGATGGCGGCGGTGGCGTAGACAACCGCCGGTGGTGGTTCCAGGTGACGGATGATTTCGATCCTGGCGGCAAGTCATTTTTCATGATCCGTGGAGCGAATGATGCCGATAGCGCGGCGGTGCAAGCCCTCGCGATTCGCCGTAGTGGGCAGACGGTGGACTGGATTCAACTGAATGCCGCGGAATTGTTTGTTGCAGATGGGGCCAAGAAGATCGGCGATTCGGCGGGAAACCTGTACCAACAAGGCACGCTGGTCGCGCTGACGGCCGTACAGATCAACGATGCCGCGTTAAAAAGCGCGGCAAATACATTCACGGCAGACCAAACACTAAGTGGTGCTTCGGCAGATCGAAAACTCAATTGGTCCCGCAGCGGCGATGTGACAGCATCCGCAATAGCGTATATCGAATCAGCCGGGAATCTGCTATTTGGAGCTACAAGCAACAATGCGCTACGCCTTCTGGCTAACAATACGGAGTATTTGCGGATTCTAGCGGCCGGCAACATCGGTATGGCCGCAACCAAGAAACTGTTTCTGGATGGAGTAGGCGGTGCGGGTGACACATACTTATTAGAGTCGTCTGATAATGTTGTCGAACTCAGGGTAAATGACATCTCTGTGCTAAAGGCAAAGAATAACGGCATCACGGCAAAAGGAGGTTTGGTCGTACCGCTGTGTTTCATAGAGGATGGTATTCCAGCGACCGCTGAATTTGAGGCTAAACCTGTTGCTGGCAGCTCTACATTAGAGGACCCAAATGTGGAGTACGTAATGCCGTTTTCTGGTAGTATTGTGGGTATAGGTGTTGCCGCAAGTGAGCCGCGAACAGCAGGAACTGCAACATATATAGTCTCGAAAAATACGTTTACAACTGGATTCAGTGTTGCTCTAAATGCCACCGACGATCAATATGCTTATGATGACCAACCTATTGGTACGGATACATTTGTAGCTGGAGATAGAATAGGATGCCGACTTACCATCTCAGGCGGGTCATTCACACCAACGACAATGAATGTACAAATCACGGTATACGTAGAGTTCGACACAACAGGGATCGCATGATTCTCTGTTGTAAACCCAATTGATGCAGGAGGTATAAAATGGCCCCACGTAATCCATCTCCACTGGAGATAGCCAGACACGAATCTAGTATTCGCATAAAGGTAGCCCGAGACAAAATCATCGAGACTATCGCAGAGTTGCACCCTGAAGAGCAACTGGAAGCAGCTCAAGCCGCTGTCAACGCTCTACGGGCGATAAACGAACGTGTTGTCAAGCAACAACAGATTGACAAACTTAAACACGATGTCGGTATTTAGTCCCTTGTTAGAAATACTTACAATAGGTATAATGTAGTCAACAAAGAAAGGAATTACCTATGTCAGATGAAATAGCCCCTCTTTCTCCGGTCCAATTAGCGCAGCAAGAATCGAAAGCTCGAATTGACGCGGCCCGTGACAAGATCATCGAAGCTCTTGCCAACCTGCATCCACAAGAGCAACTTGAGACAGCGCAGGCACTGGTCAATTTGTTGAACATCAAAAACCAGCGAGCGCAGAAACTAGCGCAACTCGCTAAACTCCAAGCGGAATTAGGTGCGTCTGCCTAAATTCGTTGTGGTTCTGGGGTTGTGTTTGTGTCTCGGGTGCCAAACACAAGAGACGGTGGAGTCTCACATTTGTGAATTAGGACACATGGGGTGGTGTTGGCGATGTGGCCTACCAAAAGCGACGTGTCACGATGTTTATACTAGCCACGGACCTAGTAAGGAAATGACGCCATGTGACCGAGGCGCATGGTACCCAAAAGACCCCTACGTAGTCCCCAAAGAGTATCAGGCTCCACCAACAGATCTAGAAAAAACCGAAATTTTAACCAACTCTCATGGGGACACGTCAAATGGAAATTAACGACAGCCAAGAGCTAAAAGAAGCGTTCGACAATGCCATGCAACATCAGAAAGAACAAAAACTCGAAGATGATAACTTCGTAATTCTTAAACTGCCAAAGAATGCTTTCCTATCGCTGGTGTCCCAACAGTTTCATATTTCGAGTGATGGTTCTCTACTAGTCAATACAAATAGCGAGGCTATTCCACGAGAGTATGAGTGGGGCAAAATGTCTAGCATTCGGCTAGCAAAATTTGTTTCTGGTGTTGTCCAGCTACAGCGATGTATACTTGAACAGGCTAAGAAAATGGTCGTTTCTAAAGAAGGTCCCTGATTCGCGGAATTCACATGTCACCAGACCCATCGGTTGAAACATCTCTAGCTCTCGTAGTTCAAAGCATCGAACGCATAGAAACTACGTTAGCCAAAATGGAGATTAATGGACAAGACCAGTGGCGGCATATTCGAGTAATGGAGAACGAGTCACTAAGACAGGCTGGAGCAATAAAAGCAGTCCAAGTAGTCGGAGCCTGTGCTGTGGCCATTAGCGGTATTGTTATAGGTATTTGGAAACTTATCCTGTGACTCGTAACAAAATGGCGGTTTCATTATTGTTGTGTGTTAGCTGCATAAGCGCGGGCGACCAACGGATTGTAGAAGATCAGCGTCAGATTGGTTCGCTAGTCGAAAATGTCGGAAACACCCTATCATCTCACGACGACTCAACGGTGTCTAGTTATGGACAGGATCTTCGCATACTTGGCAAGGATGTTCGTTTAGGCGCCGAAACTCTGCAACAAAATCTTGTCGGGGGGCCACCAACACCCCAAACGTACAATCCCGGCAAGGCAGAACAGCACCGTAATCAATCTGACAGAGCTGCGGAACAACGCCAAGAACTGTTAGCATCCACACTCGGATTTGCGGGACGACTAACGGGTTTTGATTATGCCGGTATAGCGGCTATTATTACGGCTCTTGGCGGAACTGTTATAGCCATTCGAAGAAGTAATAGTGCAAGACGAGAAGCGGACGTAGCAAGTCAAGAAGCATCTAACGCGAACCAAGAAGCCGACATAGCCGTGCGATCTACGAGAATTGCCTTAGACGAAATTTCAGATATTCAGCCAAAGAGCGGAGGTCAGTCCCCGCGAGACTTGGTATTGGAAGATATGAAACGTCTCCAAGAAGGCGCCGGCATGCGAGATCGAATTCGAGTGCGTCTAAAGAAATATTGATCTTGACGATGGCGTGAAACAGGTTTAGTCTGTCTACAGACAAGCGTGTTAAGAGAGGCAATAATTGCACCACGTATTTCACTTTCAAGTTGACGACCTGATTCCAACTAAGGAGTCCGCCGAGGACGCTCTTACAAAGATTGCGTCCACTCTCGATTCTGTCGAGCTGAATAGATGTTCGATCGTATACGATATCGAAGATGAACCCAACATAACTGGAGTAACAGCTGTTGCGTTACTCGCAACTGGAACTGTTGTAATAACAACCTATCCCGAATTCGAAACAGCTTTTATAGACATATCGTCGTGTCAAGATTACGACGTAGCTAAGCTAGACACTAAATTAGCTGATTTGGGATTTCATCTGCTTCCCGCTGCACAACCATGATCGAGGAACGGGGACTAAATAACGATGAAAAAACTACCGGGATATGGCTAGATTTGTTTCATGCGTATCCAGACCTTCATAACGCCTTTAAAAATCCGGAATCCCTGTCATACAAAGCGTGGACTCGTATACACGGGGTGAACGAACTCCCGTCGCGAATTGCCAATATGCCGGGTGGCTCGGCTAACTCTAGCAAACCGGGCTACGTGCGATCAGCTAAAGTAGCGATGGTTGTGAATCCGTCTATCCATTGTGGTATACGGGAGCACACATCCTACTTTACCGAGCACCTCAAAACGCCTTGTGTAACAGTATCTCAAGACCCCCGAGCGCCAGATTTTTATAGTGTGGTAGCGGATTGCTTAGTAAATCGAGTAACCGTGGCCCATATACAGCACGAATTTAGTTTGTTCCTGGACCGATCGGCGTTTACGAGACTTTTAACCAAGTTAAAAGAGTCCAAGATAAAAATTGTTCTCGATCTCCACACGGGCAGCACAAAAGAAGAAGATATAAAAGATCTGACTGGTTGGGCTGGAATGTCGGATGAAGTAATAACCCATTCGGACAAAGTAAGTGCCGTAGTAGCCTCGTCTAACCCGAAGCAATTTCCCCTTGCGCTTAGAGATGACTGTTTATGGGCACAAGAAGCCGATGACTTTGTAAGAGTTGAGCCAGAGAAAGTGGACTCGTCTTTACTTGTGGGGTCGATCGGTTTTCATAACGATCATAAGGGGTTCTACCAGCTATCTCAGGCCATGGGACTTGTACGTAGAAAATTTGCTGACGCCAAACTAATGATAATCGGGTCGCACAACTTTCCGTGGCAGGATCTTGCATTCGAGAAGGTAAAAAAAACAGCTGCTCTAGGGCCTCTTCTATTAATCGATCGATTCATGGAAATATCCGAAGTGGTTCGGACGCTTGGTCTATGCGACATAATCGTACTTCCATACCGAGTGAATTCTACGAGCCAATCTGGTGCTGTAGAAACGGCACTTCTGGCTGGTAGACCCGTAATAACCAGCGACTCTGAAATGTTCTCACACATCCCGACTGGGCACATTGTTGCTAAAGTTGGCGTCGACGCGACAGTAAAAGAACTTGGCGAAACTATACGCGAGCACGCTGTTCAACAACCAAGTAGTGTTAGACTTAGCAGATATAGACTTGCTTTAAGGAGAGGCAGTTGTTTAGCCAGAGCATATGACAACTTGTACGAAAGCTTGGCCTAATGGTTGCGAAGAAATCTACGTCCGTTCTCGTCTGCGTAAATTATCGAGGAGCCGAACGAGTCCGTAAAATGCTCGACAGTGTTCCAGCAACCACCAATTTTGGTCCCGACCACGTCGTTATATACGACGACGGTGTTCCGCAAGACATAGATGAACCACGAGGTATGGACTGGAAATTTTCCCGCCTACTTAGTAGTACTAATCTTGGTGTTGTTGGAGCGTATAATCGAGCTTGTAACTACGCCAGCGCTTTGCAAACGGATTGGATTGTTCTTGCGGATGACGATTTAGTATTTCCGGATACGTGGTGGCCAGAGTTTAATAATATAATGCAAAGCTCGCTTGCTCTTCTAATTGGCCCAATTTCGTGGAAAAGCTCGAACCGGCCGCCTCAAATAGACGGATTTCTAGAGGCAGATACGAGGCTAGCTGGTTACTGTCTTGCGTTCAAAAGGTCGTGTTACAGAGCTATTGGCGG